CTAAGACGACTTGGTTTTCCAGTCATTGATATCAATGTGGATGATGACCAGGTCGAGGACCGTATTGACGATGCGTTGCAATACTGGCACGACTATCACTTTGATGGCCTACAAAAATTCTATTGGATTAAAAGAATCGACCAGACCGATGTTGACAACCATTATTTGGATGTAACAGAGGCACAGGATCGTTCCAATACCGCAATGGAAATTACTGGTATTACCAGAATATTTCCTATTCAAGATTCTCAGGCAACTGTTAGTATGTTTGACTTGAGATATCAATTGCGTCTAAATGAATTGTATGACTTCACATCTGCGTCATACATCAACTATACACTAACCCAACAACACCTTCGTTCACTTGAACTCCTGTTCACAGGTGAAATACCAATTCGTTTTCAAAGACATACACAAAGACTGTATATTGATTGGGCATGGGGTAAGTCTCAGGCACCAGTGGGTACAGTTGTTGTTGCAGAATGTTATGCATTGGTAAATCCAGACAATTTTGGTAAAGTATGGACGGACCGTTGGTTAAAAGAATATGCAACGGCATTAATTAAAAAACAATGGGGTTCCAATCTTAAAAAATTCGGAGGCATACAATTACCGGGTGGTGTTATTCTGAACGGCGATAAAATATTCGATGAAGCCGAACAAGAAAAAATTAAACTTGAAGAAGATATGGAAAAGAATTACGGTGGTATGCTGGAATTCTACATGAATTAAGATGGCAACCTCAGTATACTTTAATAACTACAATGCGCTTAACGAACAAAGAGTCGTTGAGGATCTTATCGTTGAATCCATCAAGATTATGGGATTCGACGCATACTATCTCCCGAACGATAATGACACTGCTAGAGACCTATTGTATGGTGAAGATCCGGTTCGTAAATTCCAATCGGCCTTTCCGGTAGAATTCTATCTTTCTTCTTCGTTAGAATACTCAGGTGAAAGAGAGTTCTTCTCCAAGTTTGGTCTTGAAATTAAAAACAACGCAAACATCATTATATCTAAACGTTCATTCAGTCAAAGAGTACCACAACATCTATTCACCAGACCAAGAGAAGGTGATTTGATTTATGTACCTTTTCTAAATGGTACTGGTGAATTGTTTGAGATTAAATTTGTCAACCATACAAAAGACTTCTTCACACTAGGAAGAAAGATACCATATTTCTATGAATTGGAAATGGAGAAGTTCAGATATTCACAAGAGATTATCGACACTGGTATGCCAGACATTGATGTTGTGGTCGATAACTCCGCATACACAATTGATTTGCAAATGAATTCAGGTGGTACAGGTAATTACCAAGAAAAAGAAATTGTATTCTATTCGGCAGACCAGACTTATGCAAACGCAACGGTGTCTGGTGTCGTATCAAACTGGAATGCAGAGACAAGAGTTCTTTCAATTACAAACATCAAGGAAGAATTCAGAGCAAATACATTGGTAATCGGTGCAACATCAAATGCAAGATTTACAATCACATCTTACGATCCATTGGATGTAAATGTGAAGAACGAAAACTACGACAATCTATACATAGAACAACAAGCAAATTCTATTATTGATTTCAGTGAAACCAATCCGTTTGGTCTACTATAATGGCAGCAATACAGTACAATCGTATCATTAGAAAACTAGTTATGGGATTTGGTAATCTATTCAATGAGATTACCATGGTTCGTTACAATCCTGATAACAGTGAACAAGAAAGATTCATTGTTCCTATTGCATACGCAAGCAAAGAACATTATGTAATGAGATTGCAGGCTGACCCAGACTTGGACAAAAAGGTACAAATTACTTTACCTAGATTGTCTTTTGAAATGGTCAATCTGAACTATGACCCAACCAGAAAACAAAATACAAACGTAAAGAACTATGCACAGACGGCATCTGGTGTAGTTGCACAATACAATCCAGTACCATACAATTTTGATTTTAATTTATATCTGTATGTTCGTAACATTGAAGATGGTACACAAGTCATAGAACATATTTTACCATATTTCACACCAGATTATACCATGAAACTCAACATGGTTCCCGAAATGGGAATCATCAAGGAAGTTCCTGTGGTATTAAACGATGTATCACAAGACATTCGTTATGAAGGTGACAGAAGTTCTGATCCAAGATTGATTATCTGGACACTAAACTTTACAGTCAAAGGATTCATATTTGGTCCAAGGTCTACTGCAAATACAATTACACATTCAATTACATCTGTATACAATCAAATTGATTCAAACGATTACATAGACTTTGCAATGAATCTTGCATCTGGTACAGGCAACTATCAACCAGGTGAGATTGTATATCAAGGTTACAATATAACTACCGCAACTGCAACTGCAAA